AGCTGGGCGAGCTCTTTGGACGGCAGGAAGAGGCGCAGGAGATGATTGACGAGTACAATGCTATTCAAGCAAACAAAGAAAAAGGAGCTTAATGCTCCGACGATAGGACAAGCTCACAGGATAAAGAGAGGTAAAACAAATGAACACAATAGGAATTGCGCTGATTAGTTTCGGTGTGGGACTAATCATAAGTTGGAAATTGGCAGAAAGGGACATAAAAAATGCTAAAAAGAAAACCAAAAACAGAGAATGAGAAAACGGAAGAATATTTCCACAGAGAAGTATTTCCGATGATTAACGCATTCGCCAAGGAGTGCAGAGGACACGCAAAACAGAAAATAACAGTGAAAGGAATATTTTCAAATGAACAAATATGTAGTAATGACGGGCAGAGATGATGTAGTGGTTTTAAACGCCGATGACAGCAAGTCGGTTAAGGCATACATAGCAAAAGGATACGGGATAACAAATCGTATCAAGTCAAAGCACCCGCTTGAAATGAGTGTCGCAAAGATTATCAGCGGAGATAATTAAACGGCTATGACGAAATACGAATTTGACGATTTGGCGTGCATAGACGATGACTTTGCTTGTCGTGATGACGACTTCGCCTGTATTGATGATGATTGGGCGTGCATAGATGATGATGACGCAGTATGCGACGATGAACGCGACGGACTTACGGAAGAAGAAGCCGACGCATACGAAAAGGAAAAAGCGTGGTATGACCTATTCAAAGAGGTATTGCAGTATCCGTACAGTTACGGATTATCTTGGGGAATAGTTTTAGCATACAGACAACCTATAAAATATCAGAATTAGGAGGTGAGAAGAGTGGCAGATGAGAAGAAAATACTGAAAATGTATAACGATTTAACACTGAATGAAAAGCATTTGGTAGGTGTTTTCGTAAATGCGATGATACTTAGTCGCAATAAAAATGACCGTCAGAGCGGCAACTCAATAACGGTCAAATAACAAAAGTACATAGATTATTAATCTATACAAACATTATATCACAGAAAGGAATAAAAATCAATGCAAATTGTAATTAGGCTTGAACAGAAAGATTTTGAGGGTAACAAGGAAGTATTCGACCGAATGTACGGATTATGTTCGGTACTTAACAAAAAGACAGATAATACGGAGATGACAAAGGCGGACGTTGAGAAAGCGGCGAACGTTGTAAGAGAGGAACAGACACCGGACGATACGCCGACAGAGGATAACACCGCCGAAGTACCGGCAGACAATACTCCGACAGAGGATAAAAACGCAGAAGTAACAACAACCGAATACGCAATAGAAGAAGTACGCAAGGCATTCGGTGAGTATGCGAAGTCGCAGGGCAGAGATAAGGCTAAGGGACTGCTTCAAGAAATGGGTTACGGCAAAGTAACGGAAATACCGCCTGAGCGATACGCAGAGGCGATGACAAGAATAGGAGATGTGAAGTAATGCCGGAAGAACACGCAAAACTTTCAGCGTCGGGGTCAAAGAAGTGGATAAACTGCCCTGCGTCAATCGCAATGGAAAGTAAATTCCCCGACGAAAGCAGTGAATATGCAAAAGAGGGAACTACCGCACATTCATTGGGTGAGGCAAAGCTGAAATTAGCTTTAAACCACATAACACGCGTGCAGTATCATAAGATGATACGTTCGCTTGACATAACAGAAGATATGGAAGAATACACGGACAGTTATCGTGATTTTGTATTGGAGCGATACAATGCGATTAAAAGTCAATGCAAGGACGCACAAATACATCTTGAACGCCGTTTAGATTTTTCGGAATGGGTACCCGACGGATTCGGTACAGGCGACACCGTTATTATCGGCGGTGGAATAATCGAGATAATAGACCTTAAATACGGACAGGGCGTAAAGGTATCGGCAGACAAGAACAGTCAGCTTAGGATATATGGCTTAGGAGCATTGAGCGAATACGACTACCTATACGACATACATAAGGTCAATTTAACGATATTCCAACCACGACTTGATAACATTGATACGGAAACGCTTACACGCGGTGAACTCATTAAGTGGGGCGAAGATTTAAAGCCTAAAGCCGTACTTGCGAACAGCGGTGACGGTGACTGTATAGCGGGACGTCATTGCGATGACGGATTTTGCAAAGCAAGAGCCGTATGCCGTGCGTATGCGGAGGAGAAAAACAGACTTGCGGCAATGGTTTTCAAACCGCCTTTGGAGCTTACCGAAGATGAAATTGCGGAGGTAATAGACCAAGCGGAAAACCTTGCGAAGTGGTCGAAACTCGTAAAGGACTATGCTTTGGAACAGGCACTTAATAACGGCGTTAAGTATCCGGGATTTAAAGTGGTTGAGGGAAGAAGTAACCGCAAATATGCGGAGGACGACAGCAAAATCGCCGATGTATTAATTAAAGCCGGTTATGACGAAAAGAACATATATAAGAAAGAAATACTCAACATCACCCAAATGGGAGCACTTTTAGGCAGAGCAAGATTTAACGAACTGCTCGGAGAATATGTAATAAAACCGCAGGGAAAGCCGACGCTTGTACGTTCGGAGGACAAACGTCCCGAATGGAATTCGGCAGAGAAAGCGGCAGAAGATTTTAAAGATATAAAGTAAAGGAGAAATAACAATGGAAAAAAGAAAGACACAGGTAATCACAGGAGAAGTAAGATTCAGTTATGCACACGTTTGGGAGCCGTCATCAATCAACGGCGGTGACGAAAAGTATTCGGTAAGTATCATCATTCCGAAAAGCGACACAAAGACAATCAAGGCTATAAACAACGCAATCGAGGCGGCAAAGCAAGAGGGCATTGCGAAGTTCGGCGGTAAAATTCCCGCAAATTTAAAGTTGCCGTTGCGTGACGGTGATACTGACAGAGAGGACGACGAAAACTATGCAAACAGCTATTTTGTCAACGCAAACTGCAAAACCGCACCGGGTATTGTGGACAAGTCACGTCAGCCGATAATCGACAAGACGGAATTTTACAGCGGTTGTTACGGTCATGCGTCAATTTCGTTTTACGCCTTTAACTCCAACGGCAATAAAGGTATTGCGTGCGGTCTTAATAATTTGATGAAAACAAGGGACGGAGAGCCTTTAGGCGGACGAAACACTGCGGAGGACGACTTTGCGGGACTGTATGACGATGACGACGATTTTCTTAATTAAAAGGTGACAAAATGAAATCACTCAGTATCGACATTGAAACATACGGAAGTGTTGATTTAATTAAATCGGGGGTATATGCTTATGCGAATGCCTCCGATTTTAAAATCCTGTTATTTGCGTATGCGTTTGATGATGAAGAAGTAAAAATAATTGACCTTGCACAAGGTGAGGCATTGCCGAAAGAAGTAATGAACGCACTGACGGACGAGGATATATTGAAAACGGCGTATAATGCGAACTTTGAAAGAACGTGTATCGGTAAGTATTTTAATATTGATTTGCCTGTAAATCAATGGCGTTGCAGTGCGGTACAAGCGTCAGAACTCGGACTTCCGCTTTCGCTTTCGGCTGTGGCGGTTGCGCTCGGTTTGGAGGAGCAAAAGGACAAACGCGGAAAAGCATTGATTGACTATTTCTCAAAACCGTGTAAGCCGACAAAGACGAACGGCGGACGTACAAGGAATTTACCAACGCACGCACCCGACAAGTGGGAGGTATTCAAAGAATACTGCATACAGGACGTTGAAGTGGAACGCGCGATAAAAAAGAAACTCGCCCAATTTCCGATATGCGACAGTGAACAAAAACTGTGGACGTATGACCAACGAATTAACGACAGAGGTGTAAGAGTTGACCGAAACTTTGTTGAAAATGCGATCAAATTCAATACGGAATACAGCGACAGGTGCTATGATGAGGCACAGAAAATAACGGGACTTGAAAATCCGAAATCGGTTGTGCAACTAAAGGCGTGGCTTGAAGAAGAAACAGGGCAGAAAATCGACAGCTTAAACAAGGAAAAATTAAAGGAGCTTATAGCTGATGAAAGCATATCGCTAAAGGCGAAAAGAGTGATATATCTGCGTTCAATGATGGCGAAAACGTCTGTAACAAAGTACGAGGCAATGGAGCGGAGCGTCTGCGATGACGGACGAATAAGAGGACTCTTGCAGTTTTACGGCGCAAACCGTACAGGACGTTGGGCAGGAAGAATTGTACAGGTGCAAAACCTACCGCAAAACCATTTGAAAGATATTGATTACGCAAGAGAATGTGTGGAAAACGGCGATTTTGAACTGTTTGAAATGCTTTACGAAAACGTTCCGCAAACGCTGTCGGAGCTTATACGAACAGCACTTGTACCGAGTGAGGACAGGCGATTTATAGTAGCGGACTTTTCGGCGATTGAGGCAAGAGTTATTGCATATCTTGCAGGCGAGCAGTGGCGACTTGAAGTATTTAAAACTCACGGAAAAATATACGAGGCATCGGCAAGTCAGATGTTCCATGTTCCGATTGAAAGTATTCACAAAGGCGATCCGCTACGTCAAAAAGGCAAGATTGCCGAACTTGCACTCGGTTACGGCGGAAGTGTCGGAGCTATGGTGAGTATGGGTGCTTTGAAAATGGGTATTGACGAAGAAGAACTTCAAGGTATCGTGGATAAGTGGCGGAGTTCAAATCCTGCCATAACGGCATTTTGGCGAACGGTCGAGAATGCGGCGATTAAGGCGGTTGAGGGTTATCCGGGCAAGATTAGACACGATATTTCTTTTTACAAACAGTCGAATATTCTTTTTATCGGTCTGCCGTCGGGAAGAAAAATCGCTTACGTTAAACCGAAAATCGAAGTAAACAGATTTGGAAAAAAAGCCGTTACATATATGGGTATGAATCAGACAACAAAAACTTGGAGCAGACTTGAAACATGGGGCGGTAAGCTTGTTGAAAACATAGTACAGGCGTTTGCGAGGGATTGCTTGGCTGAAAGCATAATTCGGCTTGAGGACAGAGGTTTTAAGATTAATTTCCACGTTCACGATGAGGTTATAGTTGACGTTCCGAAAGGCGTGTCGAGTGCAGAGGAGTTGGCGGCGATAATGTGTGAGCCGATTGAATGGGCGAAAGGACTTCCGCTTAATGCGGACGGATACGAATGTAATTTTTATATGAAAGATTAGGGGGTGTTATAAATTGGATTTAGTAATTGCTACGGGACAAAGCAGAAAATCAAAACTATGGAAAAATACAAAAATGTCGTGGGGAGATTTTGTCGAAAGGCTGAAAACGACAACAAGGACGAGCGAAACGCAAGGTGAATTTGCAAATATGCCGAAGTCACAACAGGATGATATAAAGGACGTCGGCGGTTTTGTGGGCGGTAAGGTGAAAAACGGCAAGCGACAGTCGGGAAGTATCGAAAACAGAATTTTGCTTACGCTTGACGCAGACTTTGCCGACAGTGATTTTTGCGATAATATTTCAATGTTTTACGACTTTACATATTGCATTTATTCAACGCATAAACACAGTGCCGAAAAACCGAGATTTCGTTTGGTGATACTTCTGTCAAGACCTTGTACGCCTGATGAATACGAAGCGGTTGCAAGAATGGTGGCGTATGATATTGGTATAGATATGTTTGACGACACAACGTATCAGCCGCACCGTTTAATGTATTGGCCGAGTACGAGCATTGACGGCGAGTATGTGTTTGAACACGAGGAAAATAAACCGCTTGACGTTGACAGGGTGCTTGCAAAATATGAAGATTGGCACGACGTATCGAGTTGGTACGTTTCGTCAAGAACAACAAAGGCGTTGGACAGACAGGTAAGAAAACAAGAGGATCCAACGCTTAAAAAAGGTGTTATCGGTGCGTTTTGCAGAACGTACGATATACATTCGTGCATAGAAAAATATCTTCCCGACGTGTATGAAAAATGTGCCGTAGGCGACAGATACACATACAGGGACGGCTCGAGTTCAAGCGGACTTGTAGTGTATGAGAACGGCAAATTTGCGTATTCAAATCACGCAACAGACCCTGCAAGCGGTAAGTTGTGCAACAGTTTTGACCTTGTTCGTATTCATAAATTCAGCGATACGGACGCAGACGCAAAGGACGGTACACCTGTATCGAAACTGCCGTCATATTCGGCAATGTGCAAGCTTATAGACGGTGACAGTGATGTTTCAATGCTTATGTTTAAGGAACGTCAAAAGAAAGCGGCGGAAGATTTCGGCGGTATCGAAAGCGAAGAAACGGACGATATGCAGTGGGCGTTAAAGTTGGAGAAAAACGAAAATACAGGCGCTTACGAAAAGACGCTTAACAATATTATTCTTATAATTGAGAACGATTCGCATTTAAAAGGCAAAATCAAAATGAACGATTTTACAGGCTATGCAGAGATTGACGGCATTATGCCTTGGGACAAGGACGCACCGGAAAAACGCGTTTGGCAGGATTCCGATACGGACGGATTGCAGTGGTATCTTGAATATGTGTACGGCATTAAAATGGGTAACGATAAGGTTTTTCGTGCGTTGTCAGTGTTTTACAGACGCGTTGCGTATGATCCGATTGTTGAGTATTTGGACGGTCTTGCGTGGGATAATACGGAACGACTTGACACATTGTTTGTCGATTATCTCGGTGCGGCGGATAACGAATATACAAGAGAAGTGACGCGTAAAATGTTCGTCGGAGCGGTCGCAAGAGCGTATGAGCCGGGAAGTAAATTCGATAATATGCTTATTCTGTCGGGCAGGCAGGGCATAGGCAAGAGTACGATACTTCGCAAAGTCGGCTTTGACAGGTGGTTTACGGACGGCATAAAGACGTTCGAGGGTAAGGAATTGTGCGAGGTTATACAGGGTAAATGGATTGTAGAGATAAGCGAACTTGAGGCACTTAATAAGTCGGAAGTCGGCAGTGTTAAACAGATACTGTCGCAGACGTCGGACAGATACCGCGCGGCATACGGCAGAATTGTACAGGAACACCCGCGAAGATGTGTATTTTTCGGTACGAGCAATAACAGCGATTATCTTCGTGACCGTACCGGTAACAGAAGATTTTGGCCCGTTGATACGGAGATTGTGCCGATAAAAAAGAGCGTGTTTACCGATTTGACCGATGAGGAAATAAATCAAATTTGGGCGGAGGCAAAAGTGCGTTATACGCAGAATGAACCGCTTTATTTGTCAAAGGAAACGGAACAGCTTGCGAAACAAGTGCAGTCAGATCATAGGGAAGTGTCGGTTAAAGAGGGACTGATCCGTGATTTCCTTGATAAACGTGTTCCGTCGGATTGGAATAGTTGGGACTTATCAAAGCGTCGTGATTATTGGTCGGAGATTGTGAGTGTGCCAGAAGAAAAACTTGTCGAACGTGACAGAGTGTGTGCACTTGAAATATGGTGCGAACTCTTTAACGGCGATTTTAGGCAAATTCAACGTAGGGATTCGATAGAAATTAACAGTATCATTTCATCATTTGACGATTGGGAAAAATACGACAAGGTTATTAAATTTAACAAGGATTACGGAGTGCAAAGAGGCTTTAAAATGGCGAGGAAATAACGTATAACATAAGGGTATAACTTTCTAACGGTTATGTAACATTAAATGTAACGTTGGTAAACTTATGTAACAGTTGAAAGTTATACCTAAAATGCAGTAAAGATAAAGGTTAAAGCGATATATAACAAAGGTAACTTTAATTCTATATATTATATACATATATATACTACAAATAGATATATACACACATAACGCGTATATACGCGTATAAGTATATGAAAACTGTTTTAGAGTTACCGCAGAAAGAACAGGTGAAAAATGATAGAAAAGGACATTGAAAAATATTTAGTAAGGCAAGTTAAGCAAATGGGAGGTTTGGCATTAAAATTTGTGTCGCCGAGTATGGCAGGTGTGCCGGATAGGATTGTTATGATTCCGAAAGGTGCGTTGTATTTCGTGGAACTGAAAAGACCGAGCGGTAAACCGAGAAGATTGCAGACTTCCGTACACAGACTTTTTGAAAAACTCGGTTTTCACGTTTATGTGATTGATACAAAGGATAAAGTTGACAAATTGTTAAGGGGTGAGAATTTTGAATTTTAGACCGCATAGGTACCAGCAGATTGCGTTGGACAAAATTATTTCTACACCGCGTGTCGGATTGTTCCTTGATATGGGACTTGGTAAAACGGTTGTAACGCTTACGGCGATTGACGAATTGATTTATAACTGTTACGAAATCGAAAAAGTGCTTGTCATAGCACCGCTTAGAGTGGCGGAAGATACTTGGAGTAGAGAGTGTGAAAAGTGGGACCACTTAAGGCATTTGAGAATATCGAAAATTCTCGGCACTCCGAGTCAAAGACGTAACGCACTTTTAAAGGACGCAGATATTTATATTATAAATCGTGAAAATGTTGCGTGGCTCACAAACGAATTGTCGAGCATAGGCAATGCGTGGGACTTTGATATGGTGGTTATTGATGAGCTGTCGAGCTTTAAGAGTTCAAAGTCGCAGAGATTTAAGGCACTGAAAAAATACATAACACTGTCTAAAAGAGTAGTCGGACTTACAGGCACACCTGCACCGAACGGACTTATTGATTTATGGAGTCAGATATATTTGCTTGACAGCGGCGAAAGACTCGGCAGAACGGTAAGCGGTTACAGGGAGAGATATTTTCTTCCCGATAAACGTAATCAGACCACGATTTTCAGTTACAAGCCGAAAGAGGAATCCGAAAAGGCGATATATGATAAAATTTCGGATATATGCGTCAGTATGTCGGCAGAAGATTGGCTTGAAATGCCTGAAAGGATTGATACCGTTCAGCATATAAAGCTGTCGGATAAGGAACTGAAACTGTACGAAGAATTTGAAAAAGAACAGTATTTGGAGTTCATAAACGGACAAGTTACCGCCGCCACTGCCGCCGCACTTACAAATAAACTTTTGCAGTTTTCAAACGGTGCAATGTATTTGGACGACGGAAGTTATAAGGTGACGAGCGATAAAAAACTTGAGGCGTTGGCGGAAATAGTCGATACCTCACAAGGTCAGCCGATTTTGTGCTTTTACAGCTATCGCCACGACTGCGAGAGAATACTTAGAAAGTTCAAGGGTGCAAAAAAGCTTGAAAGTGCTGATGATATAAGGGATTGGAATGACGGAAAAATACCGCTTTTACTGGCTCACCCCGCAGGTGCGGGACATGGACTCAATCTTCAAACAGGCGGTAATATAATAGTTTGGTTCGGTCTGACGTGGAGCTTGGAACTGTATCAGCAGGCAAATGCAAGATTGTATAGACAGGGACAGAAAAATTCTGTGATAATCCATCACCTTGTGACCGACGGAACAGTCGATAAACGTGTGCTTGACAGTTTGCAGGGTAAACGCGAGGTACAAGACGAATTGCTTGAAAGTTTGAAAGAAAAATACGGTGTATAAGGGGGAATTGATTTGACGATTAAAGAATGTAAAGAATGGCTTTCGAGAGCGAGAAAGACGGACGAGGAGATTAACGCACTGATTTTGGAGCAGGAGCGTGCTTTGACAAACGCAACAAGCACTGTGGCTCAGTCGGGCAGTGAAAAGGTGCAGACGTCAAACGTGAATACTTCGGAGAATAAGTTCATAAGCTATGCCGCTTATTCCGAATTGATAGATAAACGCATTGACAGACTGTATGAGATTAAAAAAGAGATTTTGGAAAACGTGAATAAACTCGATGACGCAACACTTCGGACTATATTAATTTTGCGTTATCTCAATTTTCGAACGTGGGAAATGATTGCTTGTAAAATGAATTACAGCTATATGCAAATATGCCGTCTGCACAGCAAGGCTTTGAATTTAATTAAAGATGTTATAGAATGTTATATTGCACCTGTGATATAGTATATCATGAAATAAGTAACATAAGCGGTGTATCATCGAGAGATGATGGGTGAATATCTCGTGTAATTGGTGGGAATGGAGATATTAAAAAAATTATCAAAAAAATGTTTAAAGTTGTAATATTATGGGTATATATCATACGAGGTGATGATATATGTCAAAAAAAGAAGAAGAAAATATTTTTTTGAAAAATCAAAAAATACCGGAAACGTTAGATAGCTATTTTAAAGATTATACACAAAATGGTGATTATGAAATGCTAATAAATAAAGCAAGGGATTACATATGCGAAGATACAACTAATATAGATATGGTTATACACAATTTGAAAATTGAAAAGAAACAAATTGAGATTGATAAAACAAATAGAGAAACACATAATAATCCAATACTATCAGGAATGGTGGGTTCTGTTACTACATTTTTATTAACACTTATTTCTAATTTGGTAACAGAGAATACTAAAGGTATTATAGATAATTTTTTACCGGGTATAGCAATTGTATCGGGTTGTGTAACAACGTATATAGCTATGGGGAGTATTTTAAAAACCATAAAAGAAGCTAAATTACAGGATTTAAAGAATAGTGAAAAAATAGATTTTTTAGATTTCTGTATTAAAGAATATACTAAAAAATATATTCAAAAATAAATAGAAATTTAAAACACACCTAATCGGGTGTGTTTTTCTATACCCAAAAACAGGAGGTGAAATTCATGGCAAGACCGAGAAAGATTACGAAAGAGACAGTCCAAAAACTCGAAGAGGGATTTTTAATGGGGTTAAGTGACCAAGAGGCTTGTATTTATGCGGATATAGCGGTAAGCACGTTATACGATTACTGCAAGAAACACAAGGAGTTTTCGGAGCGAAAAGAACTACTTAAAGACAATATCAAAATGAAGTCGAAATTAAACGTTGCACACGGGATAAAAAAGGGTGATATTAATTTGTCATTATGGTATCTTGAACGCAAATGCAAAGATGAATTTTCACCGAAACAGGAAATAACGCACAGCGGCACGATGGACATAAACAATCCTATGGCAAATCTTACGACTGACGAATTAAGGAAGTTGATAGGTGATGGATAAAAACTTAATAATGCTTGAGGCGAAGAAAGAACTTGCACGACGCGAGTTCTTTTATTTTTGCCATTTAACCGCACCGTTATTCTACAAGCCGGAGCGAGAATTTCTTGTACGGTTATGCAATGAAATGCAATCGTTTTACGAAAGTGACGAAAACGCATTGATTATCAATTTACCGCCGCGTCACGGCAAGAGCCGTACTGCGTCAATGTTTGTCGAATGGGTGCTCGGCAGAAATCAAAGCGAAAAAATAATGACCGGCTCATACAATGAAACATTATCAACCACCTTTTCAAAAGCGGTGCGTAATGCGATACAGGAGGAAAAAGCCGATACGGAAAAGATTATTTACAGTGACATATTTCCGAATGTGAAAATAAAGCAAGGCGACGGAGCGATGAACTTATGGAGCCTTGAGGGCGGTTACAACAACTATCTTGCCACATCGCCGTCCGGTACTGCGACAGGTTTCGGAGCGAGTTTACTTATAATCGATGACCTTATCAAAAATGCCGAGGAGGCATACAACGAAACAGTCAAAGAAAAGCATTGGGAATGGTTTACGAACACAATGCTTTCACGACTTGAAGAAAAAGGCAAGATAATCATCATAATGACACGATGGGCGTCGGGCGACCTTGCAGGGCGTGCGATTGAGTATTTCAGCGAGAACAAAATATCGCACAGAGTAATCACGATGAAAGCCGTATGTGATGACGGCAATATGCTTTGTGATGAAATCTTGTCACGGAGCAGTTACGACTTAAAGATTAAGGCAATGGGTGCGGACATAGCAAGTGCGAATTATCAGCAAGAGCCGATTGATTTGCAAGGCAAACTCTACACAACGCTTAAAACATACGACAGCTTACCGCCGATTACGCAAATACAATCATATTGCGATACCGCCGATACAGGTGCGGACTATCTCTGCAACATAATATACGGCATATACGGCAAAGAAGTATACGTCATAGACGTGTATTATACCGACGAGCCTATGGAGGTTACAGAGGGCGAAACGGCACGCAGATTATACGAGAACAACGTCAACCTTGCAAAGATTGAAAGCAATAACGGCGGACGTTCGTTCGCAAGACGTGTGCGTGAAATCCTTGCCGAAAAATACGGCAGTAATTTTACAACGGTGAAATGGTTTCACCAAAGCAATAACAAAGAGGCACGAATATTATCCAACAGCACTTGGGTAATGGAGCATATATATTTTCCTTGCGACTGGCACATACGTTTTCCCGAATACTATAAGGCGATGACGACATATCAGCGTGAGGGCAAGAACAAGCACGACGACGCACCCGACGCAACAACAGGTATTGCAGAGATGATGAACAGGAAAAAAGGCGGACTGTCAATTTTAAAGTAGGTGATAAAATTGGATTTGGAAACAGTAAAGAAACTGATAAAGAAATATATACCCGGACACGAAAATTTTATATCAAGAGTGCAGACGGCGGAACGATATTATCTGAACGATAATGACATTCTGCATATGACGCACAGTGACGGCGAAAAACCTTTGAGGAATGCGGACAACAGAATACCGTCTAATTTTCACGGATTGCTTGTAGACCAAAAAGCGGCGTATATGTTTACATCACCGCCGTTATTTGATGTCGGGAATAAATCGGCGAATGAGAAAATAAGCAATATACTCGGCAGTCGATACACGAAAATATGTTCAAGACTTGCGATAAATGCGTCAAATGCGGGTGTAGGTTGGATTCACTACTGGGATAACGACGGATTTAAGTACGACGTTATAGACAGCAAGCAAGTTATACCGATATGGAGCGATACTTTGGAACACGAACTTACGGCGTGTTTCAGAACATATCAAGAGCTTGACGATAACGGTGACACTTATCATGTTTATGAGTATTGGACTGATAAGGAATGCAGTGTATTCCGTAAGAAGATTGGCGACGGTCTTGAACGGCTTGAAATGTATAATATGTTCAACGTGTATGACGTTGAAACAAACGGAACTATATGTAACGTGTACAGTCATAATTTCGGACGTGTACCGTTTATTCCGTTTTTCAATAACGGCTTTCATCGTGATGACCTTACACCGATAAAAGGACTTATTGATACATATGACAAAACGTACAGCGGTTTTATAAACGACCTCGAAGATATACAGGAGATTATATTCGTACTAAGCGGATATGAGGGCGAGAGCCTTTCAGAGTTTTTGACACAGCTCAAGAAGTACAAGACTATTAAGCTTGATTCGGAGGACGGAGCAAGCGGAGGACTTTCGACTTTGACGATTGATATTCCGGTTGAGGCAAGAGAGAAAATGCTCCAAATGACACGCAAGAGTATTTTTGAACAGGGTAAAGGTATTGACCCGGACCCACAGAACTTCGGTAATTCATCGGGTACGGCATTGAAATATTTGTATTCACTGCTTGAACTCAAAGCCGGTATGGCAGAAATGGAGTTTAGGAGTGGGTTTGAAGAACTCATCAAAGCGATATGCGATTACAGCGGTATCGCTTGCGAGAATGTCACACAGACGTGGACAAGGACAAGCGTTTCAAACGACACCGAACTTGCGGATATAGCACAAAAAAGCGTTGGTGTTATATCTCAACGCACGATTATCGAACGTCATCCGTTTGTTGAGGACGCAGATAAGGAAATGGAGAGAATTGCAGAAGAAAAGGACGACAGTGACGATATAATGGGTGGACATAATGAACGAGTATTGGAAGAAGAGGAACAGTGAGCTTTTAAAAATCCACGCACAGAAAGCCGATGATATAGAACGCGAACTTATAAAAGAGTATGAAAGGTCCTTAAACGGCATAAAAAAAGAGATTGAAACGTTTTACGCAAGGTATGCGGGTGAAAACGGTATCAGTATGGCAGAGGCACGAAAACAGCTAAGTCGTGACGAACTTAAAGGGTTTAAGCTGTCGCTTGAAGAATTTCGCGAAAAGGCACTTGATAACGCAGACGGCAAGTGGACGACAATGCTTGATAATGAGTATATGCGTTCAAGGGTAAGTCGTTTGGAGGCGCTCAAATATCAAATGCGTGGAGAAGTCGAACTCTTAAAGCAAAAACAAGAGGATAAATTTTCAACGTCGCTTAAAAAGGCATACAGTGATACATATTATACAACAAATAAACATATAGCCGATTCGGTTGATTACGCTGTTAATTTCGCAAAGTTCGACCGTGACACGGTAAAGAATGCGATATATGAAAAGTGGCTTGACGGAAGTAACTTCTCTGACCGAATATGGAATGATAAGCAGAAACTTTTGAGAGAACTCAATATAAATCTTGTACAGGGCATAACAAGAGGCGACAGACCAGATAAAATGATTAAAAATATTTCTGCAAGAATGAATGTTTCAAAAAGCCGTTCCGCCGCACTGTATCAGACGGAATATACGCATATTATGGTTGACGCAAGATTGCGTTCGATAATGGACGCAGGGTGTGACGAATACGAGATTGACGAGAATATGGACAGTGATATTTGCGATGAGTGTGCAAGTATGCACGGAAAGCATTTTAAACTGTCCGAATATCAGCAAGGCATAACCGCACCGCCGTTTCATACCCGTTGTCGTGGTACAATAACGGGATATTTTGTGGAAGAAGAGGAAACACTTGAAAATGTTGAAGATACTGATACTATGTCTTTGTCGAAAGTATTTGATGAAGATGGTGTTAGATGTAAATGCAATCCTGTAAAAAATCATAACGGTATTTATACGCAAACAAACTCGAAGAACGCACAGAATACAATAAAGTTTGTAATAGATACTAAGAATAGTATCGATTTATTGGGTGATGTTTCAGAAATCGTAATAGCAAAATCAATAAAAGGTATAGCCGCATACAGTCACAAAAACAATCGCTTATATATCAATGAGAAATTGACAGATGAAAGCTTTTTGAATGAAATGCTAAAAGACGGGTATTTTGTCGCGGAGAACAAGCTTGATGTATTGTGGCATGAAATGTTCCATAAGAAACATTGGGATTTTGTGTTGACAAACGGTGGAGAAAGTAATAAAATGAACATAGAATCAGAGTTGCGGAAATACGTAAAGGAACAACAAAGACTTGATTATTCTTATGTGTCAAATACTGTTAGTCGAAATGCAAAAGATGGATTGAAAAGAGAGGGCAACAGACAATTAAATGAATTAATTGCGGAAGTGCTGTTACAAGAGAAAAAGGGAATTGTAAAAGATAAGCGGTTATTGGAATTGGTAAAGAGGTGTGTAAAATGATGAGGCTTATAACAGAATATGATTTGAAGATGAGTAAAGAGTTGGACAAATGGGAAGAGTATCCCGACGGAGAATGCCACTTACGAGAAGATGCACCTGAAGAAGTAAAAAAGTATTACGAGAAGTTACGAAAAGAATATAGTATGTTTGATTAAAGCAAAAAACACTAATGAGTATGTTTTTATTACAACAAAGGGAGTATAGGCAATGGATAATTTTAAAGTTATTTATAAAATACTTAAAGTCCTTGAAAGTGCAATGGATTGTGATGAAGTTGATAGGTCTTTGCTAAAGGCAGAAAATTTCAAGATAACAGAAAATCGATTTGAGAATATTATCAGAATGCTTGCCAAAGAAGAATATATAACCGGAGTAATCATAGTTGATATGATAGGAATACAGGGAATCAAATTCGATGATGTCCGAATAACATTAAAAGGACTTGAATATCTTAGCGAAAATTCTTTGATGAAAAAAGCGGCAAATTTAGCTAAAAGCATTAAAGAAACAATTCCCGGTATATAAATTAAATATACATTAAGCACGTCTTAGGGCGTGCTTTTTTGATACAAAAAAGGAGAGTGGGACAAGTGAATATACGAGGTTTACCACCTTAGCACCTATAAAACGGTGCTTTTTTTATACTCTTTTTTCAGCGTTGCAGAGAATAAAGAACAATGCTTTTTACAGGAACGCACCTGAATAAAAAATTAATTATGGAGGAGAAATAAGAATGGAATGGTTAAAGGCAATATTGGAAAAGGCAAAGATTGAGGACGGCAAATTGGATATTGACGGAGTGATGTCGACTGTAAACTCTGAATTTCCGAAGTATGCAGTACCGAAAAATGTTTTCAATGACAAAGTTACGGAGCTTAAAACGGCGAACAAAACCATTGAGGACCTTAAACAATCAAATGCCGACAACGCGGAATTGCAGAACAAAATCAAAGGGTATGAAAGCGAGATTGAAACGCTTAAAACAGATGCGTTGAACACCGCAAAGACATACGCATTAAAGGAACAGCTTTCAAAAGCCGGTGTAACCGATGCCGACTATCTTATTTACAAGCAAGGCGGAATTGATAAGTTTACATTCGACAAAGACGGAAAGCCTGTCGGTGTAGACGATATTCTTAAACCGCTCAGAGAGGATAAGACGTACTCACACCTTTTTGCCGAAAAAGGCGGAGCATACACACCAAAAAGCGGCGGTGGAGGTTCAGACGTAAATCCTTGGGCAAAGGAAACATTTAATCTTACCAAACAAGGTGAAATTTATAAAAACGACCCTGCAAGAGCAAAAGTATTAATGCAAGAGGCAGGAACGACAGGAGGAATTTAATATGGGAACAACATTATCAGATATTATCGTACCGGAACTGTTTAATCCGTACGTTATTCAAAAAACACTTGAAAAATCGGCACTTGTGCAGAGCGGTATAGTTCAAAACGACGCAGAGTTTGACAAGCTTGCGTCACAGGCAAGTCCGCTTGTAAATATGCCGTTTTTCTCTGACCTAACAGGTGAATCGGAAACGGTTATCGAGGGTGACGACCTTACTGCCGACAAAATCAGCAGTAAGAAAGACGTTGCGGTAATTTTAAGACGTGCAAAAATGTGGAGTGCGACAGACCTTTCGGCCGCAATGTCGGGTGCTGACCCTATGGCGGCGATTGCAAGTCTTGTATCTGACTTTTGGGTGAGAGATTTACAAAAGGAACTTATCGCTGTGCTTAAAGGTATCTTCGGCACAATTCCGGCAGTATCCGACGGTTCGCCTAAAGAGGCTGAAACAAGACTTGCGTCAAACATTCTTGATATTTCAAGCGCAAGCGGTAACAGTGCAAAATGGAGCGGAAGTGCTTTTATTGACGCACAACAGCTTTTAGGCGACAACAAAGCGGAACTTACCGCTGTTGTTATGCACAGTGCGGTTGAGGCGGCACTCAGAAAGCAAGACCTTATTGACGTAATTCAGCCGTCCGGTGCAAATCCGTTCAGTACATATATGGGTAAGCGAGTTATTATTGATGACGGCTGTCCCGTAACAGGTTCGGGTTCGAGTCAAGTATTTTCAACATATCTTTTCGGCAACGGTGCGATTGCACTCGGTAACGGTACACCGGAAAAGTTTGTTGCAACCGAAACAGACAGAGATAAGAAAAAGGGCAGTGGTGTTGACTATCTTATCAATCGTAAGACGTATATTCTTCACCCACGCGGTGTTAAGTTTACGGACGCCGATGTCGCAAATACGGAAGGTCCTACGCGTACGGAACTTGCTAATGCAACAAACTGGACACCTGTATATGACCCTAAGCAGATTAGAATTGTCGAAATGCGTCACAAGATTTGATGAGGTGACTTATGGACGAGTATATAACTGTTTTTACGGATATGTACGGCATAAGCGAAGATGACAGAGGAAAAGCCGAAAGGTGTATTGAAAGCACAATCGAATATATCAAGAATTATTGCCACATTGACAGTATTCCCGATGATTTAAAGCATACCGTTATACTTATGGCGGCGGACTTGTTCCGCTATGACGTGTCGTCATCATCGGGGCAATATGACAATGTAACGTCAATCAAAGAGGGCGATGTTACCGTATCGTACGGCAGTAATTCAAGCAGTATGTCGAGCGTGTTTAAAGACTACAAAGCAAGGCTTGCACGTTTCAGAAAGTTGGTGTGGTGATGAATATGGTAAGAGCGGCGATTGAAAGACTGTATAAAGGTTTATGCTCGGTCAAAGTGAAAGTTTCAAGCGTGAATGAGGAAACAGGCGAAACTGTATTTACCGAAAAGGCTGTTTTAACGGAACAGCCTTGCCGACTTTCGTTTCAAAGCCGAAATTCGGCGGCAAAGGACGACGGATATAACACTGTATCGCAATCGGTTGTGCTTTTTATTGCGCCTGAGGTTGAAATACCGTCGGGCAGTAAAATAACCGTTACACAAAACGGAAAAACAACTGACTATTGCCGTAGCGGTGAAAGTGCGGTTTATACATCGCACCAAGAAATTGCACTGGAATTATTCGAGGATTATGCGTAATGAATGAGATTGATTTTTCACAGCTTGAGAAATTGCAAAAACAAATGGAAAGAACGGATTACACCAAAGCTTGTGCATCGGCTATGAATGTAATTTCACAGAGGGCATTAAAATACATCAGTAACGTAACAAAACCCGGACATTACAAGAATGGTAAAACGGGCGGTACACTGAAAAAGAGTTGGCAAGCAGAAAGAACAACCGTAAGCGGAAGTACGGTAAAAGGCGGAATATATACCGCACTTGAATATGCTCCTTATGTAGAGTTCGGACACCGTACAAGGCTCGGAAAGGGTACGTCCCCGAAGTACAAGCCTAAGAAAAACGGCAAAAAGTGGGTTGAGGGTAAAAAGTATCTTAACACCGTAGTACCGAAAGTTGAAAGGGATGCACCTAAAATACTTATGCAGAAAATGGAGGAAGTATTGAAATGACATCAAAAATAAAAAATGCAGTGACGAAAGCTATTCATAACCTGTTTGGTGATGATTATGCGGTATATACGGCATACACCGAACAAGGATTTTCAGAGCCTTGCTTTATCGTTGAAATGTTTCCGCTTAACGTACAGTCGACAAATTCATTTTTGGACGATGAAACGCAGACGGTACGAATAAGATATGTTCCGAAAGATATAAGTCAAGATGAATTTATTGATGTGGCTGAAAAATTAAGAGGTTTGTTTTTATACAATCCGCTTGTATTGTCCGACGGTATGCGTATAAGAAGTTTTAGTATAGATTTTTCTTTGGAAAACTACACACTTGTGACGGAGCTTGTATACAATTACACCGTTAAGGTGAGAAACGAAAGTACATACGATAAGGCAGAAGATTTGATATTAGGAGGAGATTTATAATGGGTTTACCTGAAATAAATATAGTGTTTCAGTCCAAAGCTGAAACGGCAATTAAACGAAGTGCAAACGGCATTGTTGCACTGATCTTGCGTGACACAACCAAAAGCGATATTACATCATATTCGTATACAAATGAGAGAGAAGTTGTAAAATCTCATTGGACAACCGCAAATTATGATTACATAAGCAAGACGTTCCTCGGCGGACCGCAAAGGGTTATTGTTGAGAGAATAGGTGCGGAAGATACCTATGACGACGCACTTGCACGATTAAAAAATAAAAAGTGGAATTACCTTGCAATACCGTCGCTTGCCGATAACGAAAAAGATATTGCGGATTGGATTATTGCACAGAGAAGTGCGAAAAAGACATTTAAAGCCGTACTTCCGTATGCGGCGAATAATGAGGGTATTATAAACTTCGCAACCGATGATATAAAAGTCGGTACAAAGGTTTATACCACTGCCGAATACTGTTGCCGTATTGCAGGACTTTTGGCAGGATTGCCTATGACAGAGGGTGCGACGTATCAAACTCTTGCGGAGGTTGAAAGCATAACGGAAAGTACAACTCCGGATGATGATATTGACGGCGGTAAGTTTATACTTATCAATGACGGTGAAAAGGTTAAAGTCGGCAGAGGTGTCAATTCGCTTGTAACCTTGTCGGGTGATAAGACGGAGGATATGAAGAAAATCAAGATTATAGACAGTCTTGACCTCATAAGAGATGATATAAAAGCGTCGTTTGAGGAAAATTATATTAACGTTGTAAACAGTCACGAAAATAAAATGTTGTTTATCGGTGCGGTTAATCAGTATTTTAAGTCGTTGCAGTCACAGGGCGTATTGTATGACGGTGCCGATTGCAGAGCTTATATTGACGTTCAGTCGCAACGTGAATGGCTTGCTCAAAAATATGACGTGTCGGATTGGACAGACAGTGAGGTCGAAGTGGCAAATACGGGAAGTATCATATTTGCGGGTGCGGATATTACAATACAGGATTGTATTGAGGACTTGAGTTTTAAAATAGGATTGGAGTGATAGATAATGGCTGAAAGTGTTAAACCGAGAGGCAATCAACTTTGTTCCGGTACATTCGGTAAACTTTGGATTGACGGAAGTCTTGCCTATGAAGTGTATAAGTTTGAGGCAAAGGAAAAGACAAATCGTGAGAGTGTAAGTTTTGCCGGCGATACAACGAACGATTCAAAGCTTATGGGCGTTGACTATGAATTTTCATATACCGTACGAAAAGTATATTCAAGGGGTAAAGAAATAGCTGACGGACATAAAAAAGGTAAAGATACAAGACATACGTTGGTGGCAAGACTTGAAGATCCTGATAACGGCGGTTATGAAACAATTCAACTTGATAATTGTTGGTATAATGATGTGTCACTTATGAATTTTGAAAACGGTAAGATAGTTGAAGAAGAATTCAGCGGCGGTTTCACCGACCACGACCTTACATCTACAATGAATGCGTAATAACGGAGGTAAAAGATTATGGATAAGAATACAAAAATTACTCTTGCGGAACTTATTAAGCGTAAGGAGCAAGTGCTTGAGGCAAAGAAAAACGTAAAAAGAGCGAGAGTTTATGTAAAAAGCCTTGGTGGCGAGATTGTTATAAAAGCACCGACAAAGTCGCTTGCAACAGAATCGGCGGAAATGGAAAAGGACGGTGACGCTCACCTTGTTTATGAGTGTGTTGCCGAACCGGATTTACATTCAAAAGAACTTCAGGAGGCATACGGCTGTACATATCCCGAAGAAATCGTAGAAAAGATTTTTGACGACGGCGAAATCTCACCGATTGCAATGGAGTGTATGAAACTTGCGGGATATATCGACAGTGTAAAACTTGTTGAAGAAGTAAAAAACTGATAGAGGCAGATGATGAACTCTATATGATACATCATTATCTGCAAAGAGGAATATTGCCCGAAAAGGTGCTTGCAAGACCAGAAATTGAAAAAATATTTTTCCTTGCAAGTGCCAAAAAGGCAAATGATGACGAGTACGCAAAGTGGAAGGCGTTGGGAGGTGAATAATTTTGCGGAGCAAAATTATAGCGAGCAAATGCCGTGCATTTGTGATAGCGTAGGGGGTGAATAGTTTTGCAGAATAAAAGTTCGATAGTTCTGAATATGAACCTTAATGCGAGTGGATTTGCCCGAGGGATAAAAAGTGTAATCGGCAGTGTCAAAAATATGAATGAGTCGATGAAAGACGCAACGAACAGCGCCTCAAAGATGTCTTCTGTAATGAAAGGTATAGGGAGCAGTGCCATAAAAGTCGGAAAAGGTTTAGCGGTGGCAGGAGCGGCTGCGGCGACTGCCGTAACGGCTTTGGTTTCAAAGTCTGTCGGTGCATTTGCTGATTATGAACAACTTACGGGCGGTGTAGAAACGTTGTTCGGAGCAGGCGGAAGAAGTGTTGAGGAATATGCACAGAGTGTCGGTAAAAGTGTTTCTGATATTCAAGGGAAATACGACAGTTTGATGAGTGCGCAAAATGTTGTATTAGAAAATGCAAATAAGGCATATATGACTGCCGGAATGTCGGCGAATGAATATATGGATACTGTTACGGGATTTTCAGCGTCATTAATATCAAGCTTAGGCGGAGATACAAACAAGGCGGCGGATTACGCAAATTCGGCATTGGTTGATATGTCCGATAATGCAAATAAAATGGGTACGGATATGGAGTCCATAAAAAATGCGTATCAGGGATTTGCAAAACAGAATTATACTATGCTTGACAACTTGAAGTTAGGTTACGGCGGTACACAAGAGGAAATGAAACGACTTCTCAGTGACGCAGAAAAGCTTACGGGACAGAGGTACAACATTTCATCATTTGCCGATATTACACAGGCTATTCACGCAATTCAAACTCAAATGGATATTACCGGCACAACCGCAAAAGAGGCAAGCACGACAATAAGCGGATCGTGGGGGTCACTGAAAGCTGCATTTCAAAACGTGTTGGTGGGACTGACAACAGGCGAAGATATGTTTGACCAAAGTTTAGACGCATTGATTAATACAGCCGTAACATTCGGACAGAATATTATACCCGCCATTAAAGGTGCTTTGAGTGGCGTAGGTTCGTTAATTGAGAGTTTGGCTCCTGTAATTGTAGCAGAACTTCCGTCAATGGTATCCGATATACTTCCACACCTTGTTTCAGCCGCAAAGAGTTTGGTTACCGGTTTAATCAGCCAATTACCTGCATTGGGAAAGGCTGTTTTAGATGCAATACCATCAATTTTTGACGGTATGACAGATGTAATCGGTGAAAGTTCTGTAGGAAAGCTAAAAGGGTCATTTGAGGGACTGAAAAATACTATAACTGATACATTTTCAAACATTGGACCAATGCTTAAAGATTTCTGTGAGGGAGGTATATCAACATTCTGTGACGCATTATCTACGGCTATGGATTTAGCCAGTGGAGCTATATCGGTAATTGAGGCATTATCTCCGGTAATAGGAGCAGTTGCAGGGGCGATAATCACATACAAAGGTGCAGTTATGTTGTGGAATGCAGCTGAAACGGCTAAAAATGTTGTTATGGGTATTTCAACAGCCGCACAATGGGCGTTAAATGTAGCTATGACAGCAAATCCGATTGGTATTGTCATTGTGGCTATCGGTGCATTGGTAGGGGCGTTTATTGTATTGTGGAATAAATCCGAAGGATTCCGAAATTTTTGGATCAACCTATGGGAAAAAGTTAAAGCGATTGTTACAAGTGCATGGGAAGGAATAAAAGCCGGATTTGAAAAGATAAAAAACGGAATATCAGCAGTCAAAGAAAAAGTGTCGACAATGTGGAACGGAGTCAAAGAAAAAACGTCAGAATTATGGGGCGGTGTAAAAAATGCTGTATCGGAAAAACTGAACAACATAAAAAGTGCATATGACGCACACGGTGGAGGACTGAAAGGTGCTACATTTGCGGCAATAGAGGGTGTCAAGGAATACTACAGGACAGGCTATGACGCAATTAATCAATTAACAGGCGGTAAGCTCGGCGAGGTTGTCAATGCAGTCGGTGTGAAGATGGAAGCCGTAAAAAGTAAATTCGGTGAAGCATTTGGCAATGTGAAAAACACCGTAATGACTATTTTTGAAAACATCAAAAACGGCATTGTTGAAAAGATTACGGCGGCAGTTGACACAGTTAAAAATGTGTTCACTAAAATTTCTGATACTGTATCATCTGTATGGGACAAAATAAAAAGCCTGCTGAAAGCACCAAAGATTGTGCAGACAGGAACTGTTACGGTGATGGGGGTTGATACACCTATTCCAAAATTCGGATTGGATTGGAACGCCAAGGGCGGTATTATGACACGTCCAACTGCATTTGGATTTGCAAACGGCAAGATTCAAATGGGTGGCGAAGCAGGGGCTGAGGCGATACTTCCACTTTCGGCATTTTGGCGAAATTTGCAGGCATACACCGAAAACAGCCAAAAGAAAAGTCAGGGGGACAATGATATTAATATAAACGTCACCATTAATGCAGGAAATGCGAATGAAGAAGAAATGGCGGCACGATTTATAAATATAGTTGTACCTGAAATTAAACGACAGTATGCAATTTTATAAAAGGAGTGAGGGAAAATGTTAGATTTTTACCTAAGCGTAAATAACAGCGAGGAGGTAGTGCATATTCCTGTCACTCCTTCCTCTTTTTCTGTGACAAATTCGCAGTCGACAGAAACATTTGAATCAGCCGGATACGGCTGGATTAAAATTATAGGAAATACCGAATTGCGAGGTGTTTCGTGGGACGGAACATTTCCTGTCCATGACTATCCATTCAGACGTGATGCGTCAATGGAAGGTCAAGAATACTACGAAAAATTAAAATCGTGGCAAAAACGAAAATTGCCTGTTCGTTTAGTGATTACATCAACCGGTTTTGCAAACATCAGCATAAATATGGCTGTAGCCATAGAAAAATTAGATTCTGATGTTGGCACAACAGGTGATTTGGATTATTCTATCGAATTGGGCGAAGTAGAGCTGTTAAATGATACGGAGGATACAAATATGGCACAGTTAGATGATTTGGCGGCAAGAATGGACGCAGTCGAAAAACGGCTGGATTCATTGGAAAATGAAAAAATCTATAACTATATGGATGATAATATGCCTGATTGGGCAAAACCTACGATCCAAAAATTAATGGATAGGGGTTATTTGAACGGCACCGGTGATAATGAACTGGGATTGACTATGGACATTATCAGAATGTGCGTGATGATAGATAATGCAAACGGTTTTGAGGGTTATACCGTTGACAGTTTTCCTGATTGGGCTGCACCAACGATTGAAAAAATCAATAAAAAGGGTTATTTGTCCGGTATTGATGATGACAATTTGGGACTGACAAAGAATATGATTCGCATATTAGTTATTTTAGACAAAGCCGGAGTATTTGGTGATTAAATATGGCAAGTGGACAGGATTTAGTTAAAATTGCACAGGCTGAAAGTGGCACAAAGGAAAGTGGAACGAACAACGTCAAATATAATACATGGTTTTACGGACATGAAGTAGACGGAAGTAATTATCCGTGGTGTGCGGTATTTGTTTCGTGGTGTGCGGACAAAGCAGGCATTACAACAGACATAATGCCTAAAACGGCAAGTGCCGGTTATTTTGCACATTATGCGAATCAGGGACATGGTGAGGTTTTTACCAATAAAAATCCCGAAGCAGGTGATTTGTTTTTAATAAATTACAATGGTTCGGATTGGGCGAATCATGTAGGTATAGTTGCATCGTGTGACGGTTCTAATATCACAACGATTGAAGGCAATTCATCCGATATGGTTCGATCCAGAACGTTATCAATGTCCGGATTGACGTTTGTTCATTTTAATTTGGATAGCAGTAGTGGAATGACTGCCGCTTGGACGGCACGAGAAGTACCGAATATAGGCAGGGATTTAGCCACAAAAGCATATATGGCATATCAGTTATACACTGATAAATCATCAGGCGGATATAGCTATTTATGGGGCAGTAATTCGACAACTGCAAATGGTGGACTACGAAAATACAAAGAATTCTATTGTGTAGCAATGGGTTCGTACTACGGTCCGGACGGAACATTTATCAAAGTGGAATTTGATGACGGCAAGACGATTTATTGCGTAAAGGCTGACGAAAAAAAAGACAGTGAAACAGACAGCAAACATATGTATCACGACTATCCGTTTGACCGTAATGTATTGGAATTCATTATTGACAGAACAGTTGTGCGAAATAATGATGAATTCACATCAGCATTAAATGCTGCCGGCATAAACCGTTCAGCACGAATCAAGGCAATATGGACTTCTGACAGTGAGCCAACCTACGGCGGTGCAGGAAGCACAACGGCAGAAAATGAAAAAGAATATCATTTTATTGATACAAACGAGAAAATTTCCATACATCCGACAATATTCAAACAAACACCTATGCAGTGTGACCGCCATAATGGTGGTTTAACGGTGTTATGCAACGATATTGATATATCATCATATGTGGGCGATATATCGTGGCAAAATACCAAGGATACGCTTGCAACGCTGTTTAATTTCAGTGTACCAAAGGCAGGTGACATGAAGTACATAAATATGTACAAACCACAGGAGGGCGATATTATTCGTTATAGCGGCGGTACACAAGAAGATTTTAGGGGTGTAATTATCGAAGTTGATGACGGCGATAATTACGTTAATAAATATGTTGCCGGTGATGTAGGACAGTATCTGAACAAAACTAGTGATACATATCAATTCACTGCGATGCGTGCTGACGACTGCATTAAAAAAATATGCGGTGATTTGTGTATTCCTATTGTGATGATACCGGAATTACCGTTATTGATTACACAAATTTATGTGGACAAGGCGGTATCAGATGTTATTGCTGACATACTGACACTGTGCGGCGGTGTACATAATTTTGATTTTGTTCCTGACGGCATCAGAATTTATAATTGTGCGGATATGGTTGTAAATCCACAATTCAGAATATCGTCAAACACCGAATTGAAAGATTCGATAAAGTATATCGGAAACGTTGAACATAAAACCAGCATCGAGGACAGAAAAACAAGCGTAAAGGTTATTTCAGATACAGATGTTTTAACAACGCTGAAAGATGAAAACAGCATTGCACAATTCGGTTTTTTGCAAGAAGTTATCAAAGTCGGTGAAAATGAAGACGCAAAGGAAGTGGCAAAAAACAAGTTGTCGGAGCTGAACAATACAAGCGAAACATATTCCGGTGAAATTATTGAAGAACTGAACAGCTATACCAGAGCCGGAAGTGTTATCGCTATCGGTGATGAAAAGTATTTGATAAATAGCAGTCAGCACAGTATAAAACAAGGTGTGCATTACAATAAATTAGATTTGGAGCGATTATGATATGAATAACGGATACACAGAATTGGCAAAAATGCTGAAAAATTTAAGCAAGGGTGAAACCTATGGTCCTGTATTCGGCAGAATAACGCAATTACCGGATTTAATCATAACACGCAGTAACAATATACAGCTGACAAAAAATCACGTTGTAAGCATTGTAAATCTGTATGAACGTGATGCCGAAGGAAGATATATTCACAACGGCAAGAAAGTTGTCCTGTTACCGTATAACAACGATAACAGTTATATTGTGTTGGGGGTGATACAAGATGGCTGATTATGTTACGACAGAACCGGCATTTGATTTTGAACGTGGTGATTTTGTTATTATAAACGGTCGTCCGAAAATGGTTGTCGGTATGGACAGATTACGAAGTTGGATAGGCAAGGTACTGCGAACGCAAAAAGGACGGTACAAGATATATAATGGAACATCATACGGAACGAGAATTAAAGATACATTTGTAGGTAAAACATTCACGCATGACTATATGCTGTCTGAAATTCAGCGAGAAATTACTGAAAATTTAGAGAAAAACAAGGATATTGTCAGTGTGGACGGTTTTTCGGCAACAGTAGACGGAACGCATTTAACAGTTGAATTTACTGTTACAACAGTGTACGGAACAACGGACTTAAAGGAGGCACTATAATGGCAGAAACAATAATATCTATAACGGAACGTCTTCTGGCAGAGGTGCCGGAACAATACGATACAACCGAAGGTACATACACATATGACATTGAAAAATCTGTTGCAGTCGAATTTGACAACGCATACGACCAATTAGAAACGGTACGAAAACAATCGCACGTTTCGACTGCAAGTGGCACATATTTAGAAAAATGCGTTGCCTGTTACGGACTGCAACGCAAAATTGCAACATATGCTACAGGATCGGTAACGGTTACAGGAACAACGGGAACGATATTGCCTGCCGGAAGTAAAGTGGCGGCAGGCAATGTTATGTTTACGATAAACGATACTGTAACTGTTGGTGAAGATGGCACTGTATCAGCACCAGTTATATGTGATACTGCCGGAACACAGGGGAATGTATTAGCCGGTTATATAAATCGTTTCCCTGTCACAATAAATGGATTGACGAAAGTAACAAACACACACGCCACAACGGGGGGCAGTGACGAAGAAACGGACGCAGAACTGCGTGAACGCTACAAAGAATATGTTTCACGACCGATAACAAGTGGTAACAAATATCAATATATCACATGGGCAAAGTCTGTTCCGGGTGTTGGTGAAGCAAAGTGTATTCCATTATGGAATGGTCCGGGAACAGTCAAAGTTGTAATTGTTGACGCTGATAGCCAAGTAGCACCTATAGAGCTGATACAGAAAGTGCAAAAATTTATTGATGATGTCAAGCCGATCGGAGCAACGTTGACGGTTTCAACAGCAGAAGAAATTACAATCAATATATCTTGCAAAGTAGATATGTCAGCAGATGTTAAGAATGAAATAGAAAAAAGTATTGCCGAATATCTATCAGATGTATCATTTACGAATGGCTATGTATCATATGCGAAAATAGGACAGGCTATTTTGGATGTGAATGGTGTCAATGACTATGCTGATTTGACGGTAAACGGTGGTAACAAAAATATTCCAATAGCTGACACGCAACTTGCAGTATTGGGGGTAGTAGACTATGATTAACGTTCAGCAATTATTGCCGAAATACTATCGTAAATCACGATATGTAAATGGGTTGTTAAATCCTATCAATGCAGAATTTGAAAAATTCTACGCTGATATGAACATATTTTTGAAAAATATGTCTATTGATGATGCAGATATAGACGGTATACGTGATTTTGAAAACGATTTTTTTATTCCACTATCAGATGATGAAATAGAATTGCGACGGAGCAGAGTTAAAGCTAAATATTTGCACCCTGTAACGACAACGTTTGATAATTTGAAAAACATTGTCAATTCATTTGACAGCAATGCCACAGTGGCAGAGCGACCGTCGGAGTATACGGTTGTAATAGCGGGGTTTGAAACATCGCTATTACAGGATATTGCTGAAAGCGTTAATGAAATTAAACCTGCACATATCGCAATAACGTACAATTCACATGATGTCGAAGTGGGTAAAATGCAGGAATATGTTTCTACACATGTCGTGGCAGATAGTACAATCGAAACTGTGGAATGTGTGAAATATGCCACATACGACACATTAAAAAATCAAACATATAAAACACTACAGAATTACACATATGCTGAAATTCTGCAACGGGAGGGATATTAATGGCTGAAACAATCGGCAGTTTTTCAAAATTTCAATATACTGCAAAGGGATTGATGTTGGAAAGTAAATTAAAAACGGGAAAACCATTGAAAATAACCAGAGCGGTTATTGGTTCGGGTATTTTATCCGAAGGCGAATCAGTTGCAACACTGACAGCACTAAAATCGGAAATTCCATCACACCAAACGGGAACAACATCATCGACTGCAACAGTTGATATAGTCAATGTTGACGTAATATCGGCAGGAACAGTTAATATTCGTATCAGAATCAAAAATGGTGATACGGATTTCTATTTGCATGAAATCGGCATTATGGCAGAAGACCCAGACGAAGGCGAGATACTTTATATGTATACAAGATGTGATGATAATGCACAGGGTTTTCCAAAATTTACGGGAGCAAATAATGTTTACAGAACTATTGATTTTCTGAATATTATAACGGAATCATCATCCGTCAAAGTTGATGTCACATTAAATGCCGAAGTGACATTTGATGTGTTTAATTCCAAAATAGCTGAACTGAATAATAAAATTGAGCAGCTAAAATCAATCAAGAAAATTGATTTAGAATATTCTATCAGTCAAGGAGGACATGATGGTTATAATATCGTGGTAAAACCTAAAGTGAATTATATAGCAAGAAAAGAAGTATCAGGTACTGCAACCTATCCTGCACAATCATATGATAAATGCTATATGTATATATGTTATAACTATGACAGTAACAATATATCGTTGATATGCGGCACAACAGTGTCAGGCAGAGGGCCACAACCACCGGATAATTATATTTTTTCGGCTGAAATCTCATCAAGTTCAGATTGTGGCGATTTTGAATATCACAGGTTAATCCAAAAAGGTGACGATGGCAATGTCGAAGTCGTGCAGTGAGGTGATAAGCTATGGCAAAAATAACGGAAAAGGGATTTAAGAAAATTGAATATACGGACATTGCGGACGTCCCAAAGGCAATAAATGACAACATTGATAATGTCGAAAGTATTATTGATGATTTAGAAAAACCAACATTTGAAGAGGCTACAAACCGCAGTAATATCGTATCAGGGGAAACAATCAGCGTATTATTCGGAAAAATTAAAAAATTTTTTACAGACCTAAAAACGGTAGCGTTTACAGGTTCATATACTGACCTGTCAAACAAACCAACGTCAATGCAAAATCCTAATTCATTGACATTGACAATGAACGGCTCAGCAACGAGCT